ACTATCTAGGTTTACTACACTTAAACTAGTCCAATCAATGTAGTTGTCTGTACTTTGTATTTCTAAACTAGGATTAAACAATGTTAGTATCTGCTCAAGAATCTGCATTTTTTGATTAGTATTACTGGTCCATATATCCAAGGTAATACCCAAATTATACGGGACTGGCATTAATCTTTCAATAGTGAATGCATTTCCTTGTGTAGTTTCGTAGGTATCGGTGGCTGTATCGTAAGTACGTTGTCTAACCTGTATTGTTGAAACAAACGTAGGATCTTGCATACGTGGTCTGTCATATTCTAATGCATGTACATAAAATGTCATCATTGGCGTGCTAGGCAATGCATTTGTAGAGTTCTCTTGAAGAATAGTTTGAGCATTTCTACTAGCATCACCGTACCTAACAGGCACACGTATAAGTGTATCACCTAGACCTGATTCGTTTCTTCCATATTCAACTTGGAACAAACTAATCATTCTGGTAAATTGTAACAGAAATCTTCTTATCTGTTCGTCATAAAAAAACTGTTGAATTTTAATTCTCCTTGTTAGCTAGGCTTTTGTCCTGGCTGTGTGTCAGGGTACGGGTTTGGTGGTTTATTACCACCTTGACTTCCGTTGTCAGCTTTGGGTCTTAGAATTTCACTCAAGCTCTGTCGACTTGGTATATTTCCTTGATCAGTAGTTGGCACAGTATATGTATTGTTAACAAAGCCACTGCGTAAAGTTTCGTTGTTGGGTCCTGGTGTAAGGTTAGTTCTAACCTTCTCTTCAATCTTAACCCAAGCTGTTCCGTTAAATCTAAACAATCTGTTTGGGAAATAATCTAAACGTATGCAGTAATCGCCAACTATTGCATTTAATGGGAAGCTAACACACGGAGTAACCGGTAATCCATTGGGCGCAATGCCGTCACCAGTTAAGTAACCGTTTGTATAACCATCTCCTCTAGGTGTACCTCCTGGATCAATTGGTTGTGTACTATCAACTGTGGTGCCCATGCCCGGAGCCATAAAATCTGCAGGCTGACCATCTAAATCAGTTGGCTCAATGTAGTAACTGACAGTATCATAACCAGACTTGGGTACGTCTGACTCTGCCTGAATTAATATAGCATCATTGATTGCTAGATCTTTATTTCTAGTAGAAATTCTGTCAGCAATAGTAGGAGTAACAATTTCAGCCCAATATTCTGTGTTGTTTATTTCTGTGCCAACTGGCACATTTTTAATTGCACGATAATACTTGTCACCATCTAGTACCACAGACCCAACCGGGTAATAGTTTCCATTGTCCCAGATGTTTTCGGTTTCAAAAGGCTTGTCAAGTATATCTTTATACTCTTGTGCATTAACCAGTGGTGTTGCCTTTACACGCCACAAGTGTGGCAACCAAGTAACTGAAAATCCTTCTGAAGCAAATGCCGCATCTTGAATTACATAATATCTTGGAATTGGTTTGGGTATAGACGAATTCAAAGGATTATAATCTTTTAAATTTGGTATTTCTAAAACATCACCATTCATGAGTTTTCGGCCAAAGGTATCAATCATGTCGTTATAATGGAATGTTATAAACAGAGTGTCGTTGTTTAAAAATAGTCCAAATTGAGTTAAATCAAAATCAACATCTTGTGTATTATACACACCTCGCATTATATACACGTCGGCATCGTACGATCTGTCACGATTTTCTAATAATAACAAGTCTTCGATAAACAACGGATTACTGCTATTATAAACCGGCAATGTTGCATCGTTATTTCCGGGGTCTTCGGTGCTTACTTTTGGCCCTAGGTATTTGTGGACATAGATATCTACACCACCAACAGTGTACATTTCTGAGATGGTCCGATCAAAAAATTTGTAATCGTTGGTTCTATTTGGGCGGTATAAACTGAGTCTTGGCATAATGTGTATTTATGGGAGGTTGACCATTAATTCCCAAAGTGCTATAATTAGGACTTGTTAACAAAGGAGCCACTATGCTTACAGATGCACAAAGCGAGCAAATTAATAATACAGAAGTATACACTTTAGATTATGAGGCCGAAGCCCTACAAAGCTACAGGGACACCGGCGACGACTTAATGGACAAGCTAGAGATTCGTGCAACTAATGTCATTTTGGAACAAACCGAATGGGACGCTCGCGAAGATTTGGGCGGTATTACTGCATATTTTAAAGATAATGCTTTAGTAGCATTCTACGATTACGAGCAGTTCAAGGGTACTGTGTTCTAAAAACAACACTTTGGGCAGAGATTGACACAAAAATTAATCTCTGTTATAATTACAGTTATTCTTGTTGGAGATCGTATGAAAGTCGCATCAAAACCCGTTAAACCTTTGAATCCCCGTAGCCCAGATACCAATCATATGGGCATGGAACCGATGTGGCGGGAACAGCCTACTAACAATCGCATCAGTGCCCTTAGTAAGGCATTTGGGTGGTATAACTATTTTTACGGCAAAAAAGATGCCCGTGAAATGATTGTTAACTATCTCGAATCGCATGATCGCAAAGCCGACGTGCGTACACTTAAACAAATTCCAGATAGCTCGATTCGGTTGACCACAGGATGGCTATGCCGCATGAGCATGGTTGGACTAGAGCTCACAGAACATGAGCAGACCAAATTGGATAATCTTCTTAAAGAATTATTAGAATCTAAACAAGATGAGGTCGCAGAGGTAGCACCTGTAGAAGATGCAGTGCCTAAGATTACTATTCAAGACCGGTTGCGTGAAAAAGTGTCCGAATGTGCCGGCGAACTCGAAGGCATGTTTGACGAGTTTATTGCCAATGGTGCTAAAATGAGTGCAGACTACAAGCCAATTTCGTTGATGCGTAGTTTAAATATTGCACCACAAATGGTGAGTACACTTGGCAATACATGGAAAAAGCGACAGGGCGAGTTCGAAGAAGTAGTCGCGGGCAAAAATGCACAGTTGGTTGAAGGCTATAGTCACCTAACTAAGATTCAACTTCGTAATGTATTAAAGTTTTGCGAAACTGTAGTCAACGACTGCGGGGCATACGTACAGATCAAGAAAGTCGAGCGCAAGCCACGTAAGGCCAAGCCCATTAGCCCGGAAAAAGTAACAGCAAAATTCAAGTTCCTTAAAGAATTTGCCGAGCTCAAACTAAAGAGCGAGCCAGTAACAAAACTTGCAGAAGCGCAAGAAGCCTGGTTGTATGATACTGCAAAGCGCAAACTAATCCATGTGGTCGCTGATACCCATGCTGGTAGTTTCCGAGTTAAAGGATCTAGTATTATTGGGTTTGACACAGTACAAACCCAGCAAAAAACCCTGCGCAAACCTGCAGAACAACTCAAGACATTTATGTCAGGTGGTAAACCAGCACAGCGCAAGTTCTTTAAAGATATCAAAAGCACCGAAGTCAAATGGAACGGACGTAGCAATGAGAATTTGATTATCCTTAAAGCCTACTAAATATTGCTACAGGAGTGGCAAATGGCTGATCAACAATCACAAATAACGCTGAGCGGGTTAAAGCAAAATCTAATAGACTATGTTAAATTAACATTGGGCGACCAAATCATTGATCTTGAATTAGATCCTGCACACTACGAAGCCGCGTATCAAAAAACTATAGGCACTTATCGTCAACGGGCTCAAAACGCCTACGAAGAAAGCTATAGTTTTATGACGTTGATCAAGGACACTCAAATCTATACACTGCCACAAGAAGTGATTAGTGTGCGCCAAATTTTCCGCAGAACTTTTGGTGATGCAACTGGCCCTTATGCATCTAACTTTGACCCGTTTAGCCAGGCCGCATTAAGTGTTTACCTCATTAACTTTAACGTAGCAGGTGGCCTTGCTACCTATGACTTTTACAGCCAATATGTAGAACTTGCCGCACGTATGTTTGGTGGCTATGTAAATTACACTTGGAATCCTGTAACTAAAAAATTACAGATTATTCGTGACCCAAAAGGATCTGGCGAAAATGTGTTGCTTTGGACCTATAACTTGAAACCAGAAATCAATCTACTACAAGATTTTCAAATCAGCCAGTGGATTCGAGACTACATGGTAGCCGCTTGTAAAATGATTATCGGCGAAGCTCGAGAGAAATTTGGAACCATTGCAGGACCGCAAGGTGGTGGCACACTCAATGGCGCCGCTTTAAAAGCAGAAGCACAAACACAGATGGATCTACAAATAGAACAACTGAAGATGTATGTTGATGGTAGTCAGCCTTTGACCTGGGTAATTGGTTAATTTAAATTACAAAATACTTTTTCTTAAATAGACAATGTCTAAACACAATGTCTACCTCTTTGCTCCAAATTTTGTTGCCGGGCTAGGTAAAATCAACAGCGCATACTTGCCATATACTGTAGCATGTCTATGGAGTTATGCAATCACTGACCCCATAGTAAACAATAACTTCGAACTTAAAAAACTGGGATTCATTCGTGACCCTATTGAGCAGGTATTAACCAAACTTGATGCTCCTTCGGTATGTGGATTTTCAACCTACATCTGGAACGAAGAATACAATTTAAAATTAGCACAGGCTATAAAACAAAAATATCCAAATTGTGTTATTGTATTTGGCGGACCAAATGTTCCCAATCAAGAACAAGAGTTTCGCAATTGGCGTGCCGCCCACCCCTGGGTCGACACAACAGTGCGTTACGAAGGCGAATCATCATTTCAACAGCTATTGCTTGACGTACTAAAAAATGATGTAAAGTCAGATTATGTAAGTCATCGAATTGAAAATCTTGAAGTGCCTAGTCCGTACTTAACTGGGCTATTTGATGACATAGTCAAGCAAGGTGAATATAACTTGGCAATGACTTTAGAAACCAATCGTGGATGTCCTTTTCAATGCACCTTCTGTGATTGGGGTAGTCTAACATACAGCAAAATTAAAAAGTTTCCATTGCAACGAGTACTCGATGAAATAACCTGGGCCGGGGAAAATAAAATCGAGTTTATCAGTGTTGCTGATGCTAACTTTGGTGTCTTTCCAGACAGAGATAATGAAATAATTGACCATTTAATAGCAACTAAACAAAAATACGGGTACCCGCAACAGTTCATGACACCTTGGTATAAAAACAGCAATGAAATTATACTAGACATGGCCGAAAAGTTAACAGTACATGGATTGAATCGCGGACTCACTCTCAGTGTACAGAGTATGAACCCTGCAACGCTTAAAGCTATTAAACGACAAAATATGAAAGTCAATGACCTGTCGTCGATCTTTAACCAATGTAATCAACGCAATATCCCATTTTACACAGAATTAATTTTGGGACTACCTTTGGAAACCATTGACACTTGGAAACAGGGCCACTTTGATCTAGTAGAAATGGGACAACATGGCTGTATATTTGTGTTTCCCGTCGAAGCATTGCGTAACAGTGAACTGGCCAAAGAGCACCAGGAATACGGTGTTAAGATCAAAGAAATATCCGATTACTGGACTTGCCCTACTGGAATAAATGAACGACAGCACATTGTCTATGAAACTAGCACAATGACTACTCGAGATTTAATTGAGGCCACAGTGTTTAGTTGGATGATGATTACATTCCATCATCACGGCTGGACCGAAATATACAGTAGATATCTGCATAAATTCCATGGTATGAGCTTTGAAACAATTTATACGCATTTGGAAAATTGGATAAAACAGGATAGGTATCTAAGTGCAGAGTTAGCTGATGTTAGAACCAGCACTGAAGAATTTTACTATGGGACCAGCAGTCCAAACTATTATGCTATCTGGAATACTGTAAGAAAGTTGTTTGCTAATTACACAACTAGCCAATCGTCGCTGGCAGAATGGTTTAAAACGCTGTGCAATGATGAGTACACCGAACAGGTAATAGCACTTCAGCAGGCCTATGTAACCGATCCATGTAATACCTATCCTTGCCAAATTGAACAACCCAATAATTTAATGTCTAATATCTTAGAACAAGCAACTGAGATGATCAACACAGCAACAACCTACACAATACAACCTCGATCAACATGGTCAAACTCTGATGAATTTTTAGATTTAATCGTGCTTAGACGCAAAGAAGGTTTTGGAAAAAATATAATCAAAATGTCTTGATTATTAACTCTGTTTGTGCTACAATTAACGCATGAGCCATTTAATGATTGACCTTGAAACAGTGGGCACAGGACCTGAAGCCTGTATCTTAATCATTGCCGCACAGCAGTTTGATCCGTTTGGCTTGGGGTATATGTCCCGGCAGTACTATGCAAGAGTTGACATTGAAAGTCAGCCCAATCGCAACATTGAACAGAGCACAATTGACTGGTGGGCAACTCAACCTGATGTTGCTAAAAATGAAGCGTTTAGCGAAGAAGGGCGTATTCCGTTAGAACAAGCACTGGAAGAATTAGGTAAACTAATTTGGCATTCCAAGTTTATATGGGCAAATGGCCCTACGTTTGACATGAATATTTTAGAGCATGCATATAAAAGCTACAACAAAGCATTGCCCTGGAAGTATTACGCAGTCCGTGATGCCCGCACAGTATATTCTTTGTACCCTGGACTACCAAAGCCACCCACCAGCCACCATGCATTAGAAGATTGCCGTCGCCAAATTGATCTGTTGCAGGCAACACTGAAACATTTAAATGTAAGAGAACTGGCATGATTGTCTATTCAAATTCTTGTAGTTTTGCGGCGCCAAATCAAGGACATCTAATTTATCCTGAAGTTGTGGCCAAAAGTCTGCAAGCAGAATTAGTCAATTGTGGTCGACCGTTATCTTGTAACCGACGTATTATTAGATCTACGCTCAGGGACTTAGTTGAATTAACGCAAGAACACACAGACATTACCGCACTAGTGGGGTTATCTTTTTTGTTTCGTACTGAGCTATGGCAACCAAATTCTGAGACTTCAAAGAAGTTCTGGGCACCCACTAACGATTTATATTTTTACCCTATTGATATAAATTATCAACAATTTGATTGGTCTGCTGGTATTACCAATACTTCTGTTCCAAACATACATAAAGCAGTACCAGAATCTGTGCGAGAATATCACAAGCACTGGCTCGAACACTATAATAAAGAAGCCGCAACAATAGAGTTAATCACTGACCTCATAATGTTGCTTAATTTTGCGCAGAATAACAACATCAAGATGTTAATATTTTGCAATACACAGACATTATCTGGACTGCCAGAAGTAAACACTGATGCAGTTTATTTAAAAAGTCTGACAGAATATATTAAACAGCAAAAGTCCGTTGTTGATCTTTGGGACTTTAGTTTTAGCAGTTATTCTAGACAACTAGGGCACACGCCCAAAGATATCCACTTATATGGAAATGATGGACACCCGGGCGAACAAGCTCACGTGGATTTTGCTGAGAATATAATTATACCAACACTAAAAGGAATTGTTAAATGATTATTGGAATTTGTGGACTTATTGGTGCCGGCAAAGATACTGCCGCAGATCACTTAGTGAACATTCACGAGTTTAGACGAGAATCATTTGCTAATACACTTAAAGATGCAGTGGCACAGGTGTTTGGCTGGGATCGAACAATGCTAGAAGGTCGAACAAAAACTGCTCGGGAATGGCGTGAACAAGTGGATACTTGGTGGGCAGAACGACTAGGAATTCCGCATCTAACACCGCGCTGGGTGTTGCAATACTGGGGCACAGAAGTATGCCGCAAAGGATTTCACGATGACATTTGGATTGCATCGTTGGAAAATAAGTTAAGAAATAGCCGAGACGATGTTGTTATTAGTGACTGCCGTTTCCCAAACGAAATCAAGTCAATCAAAGATGCCGGTGGAATTGTTATTCGGGTAGTGCGTGGCCCGGAGCCCGAATGGTATGATGCGGCACTTGATGCCAACAAAGGGGAACGTCACTTAGGATGGTCATTGGGCAGAAAAAAACTTGCAGATTTAAAAATACATGCTAGTGAAACTGCTTGGATTGGTACTGACTTTGATAAAGTTATTTTTAATAACGGCACACTCGATGAACTGTATGCACAGCTTACAGATCTGCTTCGAGATCACCAGCCCGCCACGGCTGATCTTCTTTCTTAGCCGCGGCCCAACAGTTTAAGCACAGCGTTTTTAAATTTAAAAAATTAACGTGATTACAGTCCCCGTCGATGTGTATTACCAGTAGTTGACTAGAGTACCTTGCTCTAAAGTTACATTTATCACAGTTAGCTTTTTTCTTATACCCAGCAAGCTGCCATCGAGGCTTGTTGGGTTTTATCTTTTTACCGGCTCGAGCACAGGCCATGCAAGTTGACCGATAGTGTTTCTTGCCGTCTTTGATATAGTTAACAGCCAGTGGCTTCTGTTTGCATACTGGGCATAGCGGTCTCATGTTGATATTTAGTCAGAACCTTTGCCAAAGGCGGCCATGATACCACCTTTTTTGGTGTTATGACTAAATATTAATAACTTGAAAAGGACTATTAACATGGCTCTAGTATCTCCAGGAATTGAAGTTACTATAATTGACGAAAGCAATTATATCCCCGCGGCTACCAACAGTGTACCATATATTTTATTAGCAACTGCGCAAAATAAAATATCTGGAACAGGTTCCGGTATTGCGGCTGGTACATTGGCAGCGAACGCAAACAAGACTTATTTAATTACAAGTCAACGTGATTTGGCCGCTACCTTTGGCGTACCCTTCTTTTACAAAACAACGGCTGGCACTCCGATTAACGGCTACGAACTTAACGAATACGGCTTATTAGCCGCTTACTCCTGCTTGGGCATTAGTAATCGTGCATATATTCAACGTGTTGATGTTGACCTAGCACAACTGACAGCATCTTTAGTGCGCCCAACTGGTAATCCAAGTAACGGCACCTGGTGGTTAGATACTGCAAATACCGAGTGGGGCATTTTTGAATGGAATGCAACTACGGCAGCGTTTACGCACAAAATTCCAACAGTATACACTGACCCTGCTGACTTACAGTATGGAAGACCGTTGCAAAGCCTGGGTAGTGTTGGAGACTATGCAGTAACTATGACTGTTGACTTGGCCACTACTAATCCAATTGAGTACTACTATAAAAATTACCTAAACCAATGGGTTTCTATCGGTCTTGACTCTTGGAAATCGTCATGGCCCACAGTACAAGGTACCGAAACTCCAACATCATTAACACCTGCATCAACTATTATTATTAATGGTACTGCCGTAGCGGTTCCTGCATCAACTAGCAACACTGTTACCGGTCTTGCAGCCGCAATTAACTCTGCGGCAATTACCGGTGTAACTGCGGCAAACAGAGATGGAAAACTAACAATTTATGCAACCAGTGAAGCAACAGCTGACGGCAGTTCTGCAGACACTGGTATAGTTAACATTGAACCTGGTGTAAGTGGTGCCGCATTGCTAACAGCATTAGGAATTACAGCAACTACATATTATGCTCCAGAATTCATGGAAAGCCCCAACTATGTTGTTCCACGTTGGAGATCAACTGATACTCAACCTGAACCAACTGGTTCTGTTTGGATTAAGTCTAACTCTGTAAATCTTGGAACAAACATTGCAATGAAGAAATACGACAGCGTGGTTGGCGCATTTGTTCAGCAAGCATGTCCTCTTTATCTAACTGATGCCGCATGTAACTATGCGTTAGACCCATCTGGCGGCGGAAAAAATATTCCTGCCAATTCTACCTATGTACAATATAATGTAGTAGATAGTCCAACTGGTCCGGCACAGGCAACATTGCTGCCATTCTATAGAGTAACAGATACACAAGGTACTTTAGTAACTGGTACTGTAGCAGACCCTACATTTATTAACGGTAGTATCTTTACACTAAGTGCTAGCTCATCTGGATCTGGCACAATGTCAACACCGGTTAACGTAGTATTGTTAAATACAACACCGGCAGCATTCTGTCAAGCAGTTAGTTTGGCTGCCGTACCGTATGTTTCAGCATCAGTTAACAGCGATGGACAAATTGTAATGCGCCACTCTCAAGGTGGTGTAATTCAAGTGCTAGAAACTAGCAACAGCCCAATACAAGACGCTGGATTAGACACAGCATACAATGTACGTCAAGATCCTAACGATGACACTTACATTATGAGTAACTGGGTTACGCTAGCCGATCCAAACTTCGGTACTTCAGCACCTAGCCAAGATCCAGCCGACGGACAATACTGGTATTATTCAGCAACTAACCAAGTTGACATTATGATTAATGGCGATAGTGGTTGGCTTGGCTATCAAAATGAAACCAGCGATGTACGTGGTTACAATCTTAGCTTAACAAATGCAACTGGCCCAATTATTGCGGCCACAGCACCTACTACACAAAACGATACCGCTGGATCTCCACTAGCATATGGTGATTTGTGGGTTGACACCAGTGATCTGGAAAACTATCCACAGATAAGCCGTTGGCAAAATGTAGACGGTGTTGATCAGTGGGTTAAAATTGTTAACTCTGACCAAACAACTGAAAATGGTATTTTGTTTGCAGATGCACGTTGGGCACCAAATGGGACAACAGATCCAATTACAGACCCATTCCCAAGCATTGTTAGCTTGTTAACCAGCAACTACTTGGACTTAGATGCACCTGATCCAACATTATATCCAACAGGAACACTGTTGTTTAACACTCGTCGTAGCGGCTACAATGTTAAGAGCTTCCAAAGCAATTACTTTAATGCAACATCGTTCCCAGACCAGAGTTTGCCAAGCGTTAAGAGCGCATGGGTAACTGCATCTGGTAACAGAAACAATGGTAGCCCATTCATGGGAAGATTAGCACAACGACAAATTATTGTTCAAGCACTAAAAGCTGGCATTGACACCAATACACAAATTCGTGAAGAACAACGTGTGTTTAACTTAGTTGGATGCCCGGCATACCCAGAGCTAATTCCAAACATGATTGCACTAAACAACGAGCGCAACAATACTGCGTTTATTGTTGGTGACACACCAATGAGACTTGCACCGGACGGTGCCGACATCATTACTTGGGCAACCAATAATAATGGCGAAGGTATCTCAAGTGGTGATGGCTTTACAAATGAAGTTGGTTTAGCAACTGGTAACCAGTACATGGGAACATTCTACCCAAGCTGCCAAACTAACGATTTGTCTGGCTCGCTAGTGGTTATGCCACCAAGTCATATGATGCTAAGAACTATTATACGTAACGACGAAGTAGCTTTCCCTTGGTTAGCCCCAGCTGGCACTCGTCGTGGTGTAGTTGATAACGCTGACGCAATCGGTTATATCCAAGCGTCAACAGGTGAATTTGTGCAAATTGGTAACAGACAAGGTCTGCGCGATATATTGTACGAACACAACATTAACCCGATTACGTTTGTACCTGGAGTTGGTATTACTAACTTTGGTAACAAAACATCAACATCGATTAACAGCGCACTTGATAGAATTAATGTTTCAAGATTGGTTTCATATCTCCGTGCAAGATTGCAAACGTTGTGTAACAATTTCTTGTTTGAACCAAACGATCAAATTACAAGAAACGAAATGACAAATGCAGTTACTAGCTTAATGATTGATTTAGTTGCAAAACGTGGTATCTACGATTATTTGGTAGTGTGCGATCTAAGCAATAATACACCAGCACGTATTGACCGCAATGAATTGTGGGTTGACATTGCAATTGAACCAGTTAAAGCAGTGGAGTTTATTTACATTCCTGTGCGAATTAAGAACACTGGAGAAATAGCGTCAGGTATGGTGGCAACATCACAGGCAGTTTAAAAAATTACCGGGGAATTTTTCCCGGTGATAATAAGGTAAATAAAGCAAAGAACACAGGAGATTATTATGTCAGTTTCATCACTAACTAGAATGACAGTTCCTTTGGCAAGTGACCAAAGTCAAACAGTCCAAGGCGTATTAATGCCAAAACTAAAATATCGCTTTAGAGTGATGTTTGAGAATTTTGGTATAAGCACACCAAGAACAGAATTAACAAAGCAGGTAATGAACTTTACTCGACCCACTGTTAGTTTCGAAGAGATGTTGGTTCCAATTTACAACAGTACATTAAAACTTGCTGGTAAACATAGTTGGGCTGATATTACAACCGAACTACGTGACGATGCAAGTGGCGCAGTACAAAAACGTGTTGGCGAACAACTACAAAAGCAATTAGACTTTTACGAACAAGCAAGTGCGGCATCGGGTATTGATTACAAGTTTACAACTAAACTAGAAATCCTTGATGGTGCCAATGGTGCAAACCAACCAGTGGTATTAGAAACTTGGGAATTGTATGGTTGCTACTTAAAAGAAGTAAACTACAACAACGTAGACTACGGCGAAAGTGCTCCTGTTACTATTTCGATGACAATTTCTTTTGATAATGCATTGCAGACACCATATCAGACTAGCGGAGTTGGTACAACAATCGCTCGTGTTGCTGGCGATGTTATCACTGGCGCAGGAACAAATCAAGTACCAGCAGGCGCTTAATTAAATGAGTTGGGGCGAAGATTTTGCCAGAGAATTCTTTGGCGCCAACTCACTTCGTGATTACACTCACGCTTCAAAAACCTTTACCACAAACGGCTATCAATTAGCCCCAAAGGTAAAGTTTTTATTTCATGTAACATTCACATTAAACACTAGTCAGTTGCCTGCATTAAAGGCAGTGTTTGCTAGCAGTGATCAAAACGAATTAAGTTTGTCAGTTAAAACCGTTCAACTTCCGCAATTCGAAGTCGACGTTGATACTCTCAATCAATATAATCGTAAACGTTTGGTGCAAACTAAGATTAATTATCAGCCAGTACAACTAACGTTTCATGATGATAACAGCAACTTAGTTAATACTTTGTGGTACAACTACTACAGTTACTATTACAAAGATCCAAGCCAGATGTACGGCTCAAGTTCAAGCAACATGAATGGATCCATTGGCGTTGGTGGCAATTATGCGCCAGGCTTTGGATACAATACAAGAGACATATATTCAAACAATCGTCCAGTTAATGATTGGGGCTATGTTGGTGAAAGTTATTATGATGGCACAAATTCCTTTACTGGTAAGCCTGCGTTCTTTCAAGATATTAGAATTACAGGTTTTAATCAACACAAGTATGCTCAGTACATTTTAATCAATCCAATGATAACAGGATGGCAACACGACACCTATGACTACTCACAAGGTAACGGTACAATGGCCAATACAATGACACTGAGATACGAAACAGTTAAGTACGCTACAGGTGCAATTGGTAATCTTAGACCCGATCCAAGCACCGGATTCGCAGATCCATCACACTATGATACTACATTAAGTCCAATTAGCAGACCGGGTAGCCGTGCCACTGTGTTAGGGCAAGGCGGATTAATTGATGCTGGTATTGGTATTTTTGAAGACCTGCAATCGGGTGGGGTAGCCGGTGTAATTGGCGCAATACAAAAAGCAGGCACTGCATATAATACTTTTAAAGGTCAAAATCTAAAAGCTATTGCTAAAGAAGAAGCTAATGCTGCTCTTAAGGGAGTAATACAACAAAGTTTACCTGGAGCAGTGCGCAGTATAATTAACGCACCTGGTACTGGTACTACCTTACCATCTTCAGGATCGGCTGGCACTAACAGTGGTGCCAATGGCTTATTTTTCCCAACACCACCTAGAGGTTAATAATCATGGGATCAGTTAACGTACCCAATCGTAACATTGATCGAACTGTAAAAATATACGATGATTTTTACAAATTTGAAGCCGTTGTACCCGGCGCCGAATACGATCAAGTTTTTTCATTTTTTAAATCAGTATTTAAAACCAACGATGCTGCCGGTAATTTTACAACAGTGTTATTTAGAATAGCACAAGAAACTAGAACCAATGTGTTAACTATTTTACAGTCTATCGAATATCAAGATTCGGTACAATTAACAGTTACACTGGCATACTATCTTAATGGATTGCGCAGTCCAGCAACCTTACTGGGAGTCAATTCGCCAGCACAACCAAATTGGTTTGTGGCAAGGAACGTGTTACTATGAGTAGATTTGCCCAAGGTCCTTATACAATAAAAAACCTAGCAAAGTATGTAGGCAAAGGAACGCCCCGATATCGTAGTGGTTGGGAACATGCGTTTATGCGTTTCTGTGACACAAACGAAAACGTATTACAATGGGCCAGCGAAAGTATTGTGATTCCGTATCGTCATCCTCTAACTGGAAAAATGGCAAATTACATTCCGGACTTTCTTATCACATATAAAACTCGATCAAACACAATGATTGCCGAGTTAGTCGAAATTAAACCCAAGAAACAAAGCGTCATTGAAAGTAAAATGAATAGTCGTGATCGAGCAGTAGTGGCTATTAACTATGCCAAATGGGACGCAGCCACTAAGTGGTGTAAGCGCAATGGGCTACGATTTCGTGTAATCACAGAAACAGATATGTTTCACAATGGCAGCAAATAAACATTTAGATAAAATATCCAAATAAATATTGGATGACTAAAAAACTCGAAGAATTGTTTGATTTGCCTACAGCTTCCGAAGATGTAGCAATCCCTATTGAAGAAACCAAGCAACAACTAGCCATCATTGATGACAACATCAGTAAGATTGATGCAGCCTTACCAATGGTAAGAGACTTGGATGCATCTGATCAAGAGATGGACGAAATTGCTAGTTTGGCCAAGGAAAGTTATGAAAATTTAATGGATCTTGGCATGCAGGTTGACAGTCGATTTGCATCAGAATTATTTGCAGTAGCAGGTACTATGTTGGGACATGCTTTAACAGCTAAAACCACTAAGTTAAACAAAAAACTTAAAATGATCGATCTGCAATTAAAGAAAGCACGTTTAGATCAAACCGATGTTAACAAAGACCCAGTGGCTATAGCACAAGGTACAGTACTAAACCGCAATGACTTATTAGATCGAATTCTTGGACCACGAGATCAAAACAGTCAAAAAGAATAAATATAACACAGGAAACGACAAATGAAACATTTTAAAGAATATCTGGCAGAAAGCGAACGTACATACAATTATAGAATTAAACTTGTCGGTGATGTTCTCCCGGGTTTTATCAAAGACTTGGAATCAAAACTTGCACAGTTTGATGTGGTAAAACGTTCAGAAGTTAAGAGTACCCCGGTGCAGTTAAACCCTGCAGACTTCCCGTCATTTTCAAATGACAAAGTAACGTTTTTTGACGTTAGTTTTAAATATCCAGCGATTGAACCGCAAGTTAAACAAATTGCACAATTAATGGGGTTTGATCCTAATCGTATTATAATGCAAACAGTTCCACACGATGATGGAGTTGATAAAGAGCGTGTTAATGTTGAAAAAGAAAATAAAAACTTATTAACAGACACCGACTACCCGGCACCAGATGCAGAACAAAAAGCATTGAAGAAAGACTATAGTGCAGAGCCACACAATCATGTAGTATTAAAAAATGCTTATAAAAGCGAATTCACAGTCGCTGGTGGAAAAACTCCACCAGCAATGACAACAAATAGTTTACCAATGGGCACATCAAGTCCGATGACCAAAGTAAAACGACCACCTAAACCAGCCACTGGTGCAAACCCAAGAGGATAATAATATGACTTTTTTCTATGATTTAAACAAAACTCTCGACGCTATTCGTGAGAAGCCAGAATTAAAACACGGCCAATTAAATGAGCGCGACATGGGTAAACACAACAATGCCACAACAGGGTTTAAAGCTCTAGCTAACAAAGCCGGTGGTGGTGAAAAAGGTGAGAAGATTGCTGGCGCACAGTTTCAGAAGATGAAGAAAGCTGGACAACTTGAAGAACAAGGTATGGAAGAAGGCATCTATCAAGGTAGACCAGACAAGAGTCAAATTCCTGCAGTTCAACGCAAAAACGATCCGTTAACATTGCAAGACCTAGAAAAAGAACGCACACAAAGTCCTACTACTGCCGTTGGCATGAGAGCGTTACAAGACAAACTTAGTAAAATTCATCCACTTGATGAAAAACTAAGTGATGCTCAATCCAGTGACTTTGCCGCACTAGCACCACCAAAAGATAAGATTACTTTTGCTGACAAAATTGCTGGCGCCAAGAAAGAAGTTGACGAAATGTTAGGTGACGTTGCAGCCGAAGCAATGAAGAACGCACTTAGTGGTGGTCAAAAGAAACTAGACAAGAATAACAACGGTAAACTAGACGCCAACGACTTTGCTATGTTGCGTAAAGGTGGCAAGAAGGTCGCCGACGAAAGCAAAAATGACGACGACAATCCATTTACATCCTGGAAAAAACCTCGTGCGGATCGACCAAAGGTTGGCGATGTTGAGCACGGATCCAAACACGACATTAAACATACTGCTACAGGACGTATAGTTACTCGCAGAACAGATCCAAACACTGGACACAGTGTTGGCGCTGATGATGACTCAGAGAAATCTACAGAAAAGCGCGGACGCGGACGCCCTGCCGGCAAAGGCGCTGGCAAGAGCATTGGTGCCAAAGGTCCTAGTGGCAAATCAAAATTAATGACTAGAGAAGAAATTGACGAAGCAATTGCAGCCTTGGAAGAATGTGGATACTCGGTGTCACCACTGGAAGAAAAAGCAGTGAGCAAGAAACAACAAAAGTTTATGGGCATGGTACATTCTGCACAAAAAGGTGAGAAGCCAGCATCAAAAGAAGTTGCTAAAGTTGCCAAGACAATGAAGAAGGGCGATGCAGAAGATTTTGCATCAACTAAGCACAAAGGGTTGCCAGAAAAGAAAGCTAAGAAAGAAGAAGTGGAAGAAACTACTACTTCAGGATCAGTGGCAACTGCACCAGCAGAAGGCGGAAAGAAAGCCAAAGGCGGCATGCAATTTGGCAAAGGTGTTTACGAAAGTCTAGACAAACGATTCCAGCAATTGCTAAATGAAGAAATGACTATCAATGTTAACATGGGTCCAGATGGTCAGAAAAGTATTTCAGTAACAGCCACTGAAGCAGATGCTGATCAACTAGCGCAATTGCTAAACTTGGCCGGCATGCAGGGCAACGACCACAGTTCTTGCCCAACTTGCGGACAAGCACCTTGCGGTTGTGCCGGACAAGTTGATGAAAATAGCCCAGATTGGCCCACAGACCAAGAAACAATCGACAACGACGATGCACACTTGAGAAAGTTTTCGGGCGGATTAAATGGGCCTAAGTCTACTGGACAGGCTACTGTTCCTGTTTTAGCTAGCCAACTAAATCGACAACGTACAATGGAAGACACTGTTCAGTTGGAACGCAAGTTATTTGATCTTTATAAAAATTATAAAACAAAATGAAATCGTTTCTAGAATATTTAAATGAAAGTGAGTATGCCGCTAACAATCCAGTTACTGGCGACTCGTTCTCTATTAATATACGAGAAGAATGTTTAGTTGAAAGCTACGTAATTGATACTGTAGTTGATGGTGTAGTTTTGTATGCCGATGAGTCTATGGTAAACCTGCTTGAAGAGTATGGTCTATTAGATGAAGATTTTGGTGACGTTGAAAAAGAAATTGGATTAGATGCAGAACAAGATGCCTTGGACCCGATACATGCAGTTGATGAAGCTGATTATCAAGGTCGCAACGTGCCTTTAAATAAGCCTATGCAAGGCGACGTAAAAAAATCTAAGGTTTATGTTAAAAACCCCAGCACTGGTAACGTAGTTAAAGTTAATTTTGGCGACCCGGATATGACAATAAAGAAGTCTAATCCAGCCCGTAGACGCAGTTTTAGAGCAAGACATCACTGTGAAAACCCAGGACCTAAAACAAAAGCTCGGTATTGGTCATGCCGTGCATGGTAAAAGGAAAATAATAAAATGGCTAATGTATACTCAACACTGAGCAACGCAACTGTTTACACAGACAAATTGCAAATATCCACAGGCAACACTGCTGTTACATATCAAGTATATGCTGTAGCCCTGGGCACAGCAAGCCCAGTTGGAAATTTATATTCATCGCCAATTAATATTCCAGCTAACTGCATTTATGAAACTTATTCAGGAGCGGGCAACAAAGTTACTGTCAGCGGTAGCAACTGGACAGCACTTGAATTGGGCACAGCAAGTTCGGCAACTATGGGTACTACTATTGCTGGTATTAGACAACCATATTCTGCATAATTATGCGAGCAACGGAATTTATCCAGGAGTCTAGGGGCAAGCTCAGTAAACGGCAACAAAATCCAACTGTTGGGTTAAATCTGTTTTTTGATCCTTCTAGGACTGACAGCACATACACTCTAAATCGTGTAATGATGGCAGTGGCATCTACTGACGGGACATTTGTTCCTGATCTTGATGGCGAATCTTGGATCGGCAAAGACCGAAGTGCTCACCCTTACACTAAAGAAGAACAACAAATGTTAATCAAAGGCTACAAGGCCGCAGGCGCCGAGTACAAAGATCTAAACAAAGGCGATTTAAAAAGCCAAGAACATCCAGCAGTAAACATTTCAAGTCCAATGCAATCATTTAAAGGCTATGCAAGATGAGAGCCTGTGAATTTATAGTCGAACAAAAATCTTTGCCACCCGAGCAAGCAGACCCTATGAATCATATATTTGTATTGCCCGGCGTGCCGTCAAGTGACCCTTACAAAATATACCGACTAGGAGTTGCAATGGCTCGTGCCCGTAGTGATGCTGGCACCGATAACATTCCAAAATTGCCCGAATGGAGTGCAGAAGCTGCATTTGGCGAGGATGCAGTAATTGGCGGATTTAATGCTGGCGTTGAACCAATTATAGATCAAGCCTTAAAAATGGCTGGTTTACCTAACAAAAAGATACAAATAAGTACTCCCAACAGCCTAGAACCCAAATTAGTAAATTGTACTAGTCCAGTCAACGCATTCAAAGGCTACACCAGATAAATTATTGTTTGCCTTTTGGTAAATATGATTAACAATTAAGGCTTTCATGGCAAATCCACCACCACCATACAGCGATATCACTGGCATCAGTCGTGCCGTGATGAAAGACAACGCACAAGAGACCATCGGTAATTACAATGGTGTTGCTAGACCCAGCGAACTTGTAGTTGATCAGCTCACACAAAACGTATATGTGGGCAACACCAACGGTAATTTAAATTTGGTAGCATTTGGCTCAGGCGTTACTAATCCCACAGCATTTAATCCACAGTTCACAGATGCATCAAGCACCACTGCTGGTGCAACAGCTACTGGATCCTATATCCTGATTGGACCACTGTGTTATTTTCAGGTATATGTGGATTTTGCTACCTGCACCAATTTTGGAACTCTGCAATATCAAATTACTTTGCCATTCGCGGCTGCT